GGTCGAGGGCACCAACTCGGCCGGCGGGTACACGGTCCCGACGTCGTTCATGAACCGTCTGTACGAGCACCTGATCGTGAACTCCGCGATCCGCCAGACCCGCGCCACGGTCATCAACACCGACTCGGGTGAAGCCCTGCAGGTCCCGAAGACCACCGCGCACGGGTCGGGGGCGTTGGTGTCCGAGGGCGGCGCCATCGGCGAGGGCGACCCGACGTTCGGTCAGGTCACCCTCAACGCGTACAAGTACGGCGTGCTCGCGCAGGTGAGCTCGGAGTTGATCACCGACACCGGCGTCGACCTCGTCGGCTACCTGGCCCGCCAGGGCGGCCAGGCCATCGGCAACGCCTCCGGAGTCCACTTCGTCACCGGCGACGGGTCGTCCAAGCCGCAGGGCATCACCACGGTGTCGACGCTCGGCAAGACCGCGGCGGGGGCGACCGCGGTCACCTTCGACGAGCTCATCGACCTGTTCTTCTCGGTGATCTCCCCGTACCGGGCCAACGCCGAGTGGATGTTCAAGGACTCCACCCTCGGCGCGATCCGCAAGCTCAAGGACAGCGACGGCCAGTACCTGTGGCAGCCCGCCCTCACCGGCGGTGAACCCTCCACCATCCTCGACAAGCCCTACGTCACCGACCCGAACATGCCGGCGATGACCACTGGCCTGAAGTCGGTGCTGTTCGGGGACTTCTCGACGTACATGATCCGCGACGTCAACGGTGTCCGGGTCGAGCGGTCCGACGACTACGCGTTCGCGAACGACCTCGTCACCTTCCGGTTCCTGCTGCGAACCGACGGCGACCTCGTCGACACGACCGGCGCGGTCAAGCACCTCATCCAGGCCTGAGCCTGAACACCCCTGCCCCCGGGGCGCCCACCGCCCCCTCACCCTCCCAACGACACAAGGAGCCACCCCATGGCCAAGGTGACGATGAAGTTCCAGATCTCCGGTACCCGCGACGGCCTCGACTGGCCCGCCCCCGGCGACACCATCGACGTGCCCGCCGACGAAGCCGCCGCCCTGGTCGCCCAGGGCGTCGCCGATCCCGTCGAGCCCGCCCGGGCGAAGGGCCGCCCAGCCGCCCCGGCCGGCGATTGATGGTGCTAACCAAGGGGTCGCTCCGCCCGGACCCGCCCGACAAGGCGACCTCCGACGACGACGGCGAGCAGGCGGACACCCAGAAGGCGGCCGAGCGGGCTGTGGCCCGTCCGCGGGAGGAACGCTGATGGGCGGGCGTGACCGTGACCGGGTGACCGTCACCACCCAAACCGGCGACTACACCCTGTCGGCGGGCGACGCCGGCGACATCGTCGAGATGGACAAGGCGACCGGTGTGACTGTGACGGTGCCGCCCTACGGGTCGGTGCCGTTCCCGGTCGGGACCTGGGTTCAGGTCGTCCAGGTGGGCGCCGGGCAGGTCACCGTTCAGGCCGGGGCGGGTGTCACCGTGCGGACCGCGGAGACGCTGCTGCTGGCCGGCCAGTGGGCTTCGGCAGCCCTGTACCAGCGGGCGGTCGACGAGTGGGTCCTGGCCGGGACCCTCGAGGCGGCGGTCTGACCGGTGGCGGACACCCTCGACGTCCTCACCTTGGCCGAAGGGCGCACCGCCGTCGGCATCGGCGCCGCGGACACCTCGCAGGACACCGCTCTCGCCGCGAAGATCACCGCGGTGTCCCGCCGCCTCGAGCGCGGCTACGGGCCGATCGTGCAACGCACCATCACCGACGAGCTCCACCCCGGCGGGTCCGGTTCGATCTGGGTGCGGTACTGGCCCGTCACCTCGTTCACCACGGTCACCGAGTACACGGCGACCATCCCCCAGGTCCTCACCGCGGAGACCTTCTCGGTGCAGCCCGAACACGGGTACCGCCCAGGCCGGTGGACGACCCCGACCGCCGTGTTCACCGGTCAGATCCGGCGGAGCGCGTTCGGCCAGCCGTGGGTGTTCCCCGCGGGACCCGAGGCGGTGAAGGTCACCTACGTCGCCGGCAGGTTCGCGACCACCACGGCGGTCGACCCGGTGTTCAAAGAAGCGGCCGCCATCATGTTGAAGAACCTGTGGCGGACCGCCGAGACCGCAGTGCAGATCGTCGGCGAGTTCGACGTGCCCGCCCAGAACTTCCCCACCTTCGCCATCCCCCACGCGACCCGCGCCCTGCTCGAACCCGAGCTGGTCGACGGCCCCGACCTGCGATGACCGGCACCTCGGCCGTCGCCGCCTGCACGGCGCTCATCGCCGCCCTCCAAAGCGACGCCGCCCTGACCGCCGCCGGCGTGAACATCAGCTACGACGCCCCGGTCCTGCCCGCCGATCTCAAGTCGACCGACGGCGACTTCGAAGCGATCTGGCTCGGCGACGCCACCGCAACCGAAGAGATCCCGCTGTTGACCGGCGGGCACCTCCACCGCGACGAAACCATCCGCCAACAGGTCATCGTCCAGGTCCTCAAGCCCGGCACCGCCGGCACCCAGCTCGCGGCGGACACCCGCGCCGTGGAGCTCCTCACCCGAATCCAAGACGTGCTCGCCAACAACGTCGACCTGTCCGTGACGGATCCGGCCCGTTTCGAAGCGGTCCTGACCGGGTGGCGGCTCGTGCGCGGCTTCCTCGCCAACACCCAGGGCCACGGCGCCCGCTTCGAAGCCACCGTCGAGTTCACCGCCCGACTCACCCCCACCTGACCGCAGGAGGACCACCGTGAAGAAGCTCCGATACACCGGGCCCGCCGCGGCCCCGGTCACCGTCCCCGCGGCCCACGCCGCGACCGACGCGGATGGGATCGTCGAGTTGCCCGACGACGTCGCCGCGTCACTGCTCGACCAGGACGTGTGGGAACCCGCCGTCAAGACCAAGACCACCATCAAGGAGGGCGACTGACCATGGCCATCAAGTCCGGCATCGCCGCGCAGCTCGGCGTCAAGGCCGAGACCACCTGGGGGACCTTCGTCGCCCCGACCCGGTTCTACCCGCTCATCTCCGAGTCGCTGACCGAAGACATCGACCGGCTCGAGTCCGAAGGCATCGTCGCCGGGCGCCGCACCCTCGCCTCCGAGCAGTGGGCGGCCGGCAACGTCGATGTCGGCGGAGACATCCAGACCGAGCTCTACCAGCAAGGCATCGGTGCCCTGTTGAAGGCGTGCTTCGGTGCGGTGTCCACCACCGGTGCGGGCCCCTACACCCACACGTTCACCCCCGGGGACCTGACCGACGACCACCTGTCGGTGCAGGTCGGCAAGCCCGATGTGGCGGGCACGGTCCAGCCGTTCAGCTTCTACGGCATGAAGGCCGACGAGTGGGAACTGTCGATCGAAGCCGGCGGGCTCGTCACCCTCACCACCTCCCTCGTCGGAAAGCAGCTCGCCACCTCCGACGCGTTGGCCACCGCGTCGTTCGGGACCGGGTCGGCGACCCCGTTCACGTTCAAGCACGCCACCGCCACGATCGCCGGGGGCGCCGCGAACGTGAAGAAGCTCACGCTGAAGGGCAACAACGGGCTCGACTCGGACCGCCGGTTCATCGGCTCGGAGTACCGGGCCGAACCCCTCGAGGCCGACCTGCGCGAGTACTCGGGCACCGTGGACCTCGAGTTCGAGTCCCTCACCCAGATGAACCGCTACCGCCAGGCCACCGAAGTCGCCCTCGTCGCCACCATCACCGCCGGGGCCTCCGCGTCGCTCACGACCACCATGAACGTCCGTTTCGACGGGTCCACCCCCGAAGTCGACGGCCGAGGCATCGTGGCGCTCTCCGCCCCGTTCAAATGCATCGGAGCGACCACCGACGCGGCAGCCATCACCGCCGTGCTGGTCAGCAACGACACCACCCCCACCTGATGGCCAACCGCCCCGGTGCGGTCCACGTCCGAGGCCTGCGCGAGTTCCAGGCCGAGCTGCGGGCGGTGGACCCGAAGCTGGCCCGCGCGCTCACCAAAGCCAACCGCGAAATCGCCGCCCGGGTCGCAGAACGAGCCGCCGGCAAGGCCCGAACGGCGGGCGGTGTGCAAGCGAAAGCCGCCGACGCCATCAAGGGGGCCGCCGGTCAACGAGAAGCGAAGATCGCGATCAACAAGGGCACCCGGTTCGCCTTCGCCGACGGTGCGTTCTACGGGGCGAAGGCGTACCCCCAGTTCGCCCCGTGGGTCAGCAACACCTGGGACGTCGGCGGGCCGGGCGGGCCCGCCGCGATCAACCCCGCCATCGCGGAGATGGTCCCCGCCATCGAGGACTTCTACCTGAACGCGTTCGAAGACGCCGTCG